ATTATAAATGACTAAGAATAACTGCATCCTAGTAATTAGCGATCAACACATACCATATCACCATCCAGATATGATGGATTTTCTTAAAGCTATAAAAAAAGTTTATAAACCAGATCGTATTGTAAATATAGGTGACGAATTAGATCACCACGCAATAAGTTTTCATGATAGCAACCCAGACTTATCAAGTGCAGGTGATGAATTAAGAAAATCATTAAGTATTATAAAAGAAATGGAACAGGTTTTTCCTGTTATGGACTTAGTACATAGTAATCATGGCAGTTTATCTTATCGTAGGGCATTTAGCTCTGGTATACCAACTGCATATTTAAAAGATTACAACGAATTTTTACAAGTAGGAAAGGGTTGGAAATGGCACGAGGATATAGTTATTAAAGCAAGTAACGGGCAAGACATCTATTTTTGTCATGGCAAAGTAGCAAATATCATCAAACTAGGTCAACAATATGGTCAGAACGTAGTCCAGGGCCATTATCATACATCATTTAACATACAATATTGGGGCAATCCTAACGCATTACATTGGGCTTTACAGGTTGGGTGTCTGATTGATAAAGACAGTCTAGCATACGCATATAACAAGCTATTTAAAAATAGACCAGTTATAGGTACAGGCATTATTATCAATGGACTACCGAAGTTGTTGCCAATGGTGTTAAATAAGGGTGGAAGATGGAACAAGGTCGTTCCTTAACAAGGAGAAAACAATGGCACAACTAAAGTCAGCAATAAAAACTCTATACCTTATGTTTATGAGTTTATCTAAGAGAAACAAAATAATTGTAGCAATAGCTATATTAGTTATCGTAGGTTTTTTGTCATCATGATTGACACGAAGAAACGCATCAAAGAGCATGAAGGGTTTTCGCCCAGAATATATGAAGATAGTCTTGGTTACAAAACTATAGGCTATGGTCATTTAGTAACTATAGAAGATGATTTTGTAATAGATGAAATATATAGCCCAGAACAACTACAGGGTGTTTTTGACAAAGATTATGCTATAGCAGAAAAAGACGCACAACATATTATCGGCACTTACCTAGATGTTATATGGTCGGAGTATTCGGAAAAACAAAAAATTACAATTACATCAATTCTAACTGAAATGTGTTTTCAGTTAGGATTGCCACGTGTACTAAAGTTTAAATTGTTTATACAAGCATTAGTAAATAATGACATGGAAGCTGCTGCTAAAGAAATGATGGATTCACGTTGGGCTATACAAACAAAAGAACGTGCAATAGTTTTAAGCACAATGGTAAGGGGTCTTAAATGAATCCGTTATTATTTATAAAACCATTATTAAGTTTGGGTGGTGGTTTACTTAGCAATCCAATTACAAAAATAATTACAGAAAAGACAGTTGGCGCGATCACGCACAAATTAGAAAAAGATAAAATTATAAAAGCTAAAGAGATAGAGGCAGTAAGAGATGTAGACGTTGCTAAGATCGGTGTACAAATGGAGCAGGTACGACAAACAGAAAACAGTTGGAAAGACGAATGGCTCACCCTTACGTTCTCTGGCATATTTATTTGTCATTTTATAGGACCAATACAACCTTACATGAATCGGGGTTGGGAAATTCTAGCGCAAGCAAATGATTATTATTGGGTTATTATACTTACAATCGTGGGTGGCTCATTTGGGGTATCTACATTAAAGAAATTCAAGAAATAGCATAAATTACCATTAATACGTCAAAAAAAACGCATTTTAAGAGCCATACAGCACGATTTCACACCCTTCTAATGGTCTAGTACCCCCCAAATACAGGTACTCTTAAAAACCCCCTAAAAACCACCTTAAATTATTTTCACTTTTTTTTCGATTATTGTTGCAACTATTGGTTGAAATGATAAAAGAATACTATGTTTAACAAAAAGGAGAATACAATGAATACAGAAAATAGAACTATCGGTCTAGAAATAGAAGCATATAACATAGACCCACAAAAACTTACTACTAAATTAAATAGAGAAGGCATACCTACAGAATTTTCACACTCACACATGACTACAAGTGCTGACAAGTGGGTTGTAAAACGTGATGGTTCATTACATGGTTTAACTAACGCATTTGAATTAGTTTCACCACCAATGAAATTTAATGAATACACACACACACAACTTGCAAAAGTATGTACTGTTTTAAATAACATGGGTGCAAAGGTTAACAAACAATGTGGTTTACACGTTCACGTTTACGTAGGCGACATGAAATTCAAAAAGATCAAAAACATTGCATTACGTTATACTAAGTTTGAAGATGTTATTGATTACTTTATGCCATATTCAAGACGATCAAATTATTTTGTTGCACAAGGTTATAGTAATGGTAGAGCAAGTAATCATGCTCAATATGCCGTTAGCACTAGAACACAATCAAACGGAACACCTGTTACAATGGTTAACCAAACAATGCAGAAAATAAGAGCTTGCAAAACTATGAATAGACTACAATACACAATGAGCGACAATAGATATTGCAAAGTTAATTTCCAATCTTGGCATAAATACAAGACTGTAGAATTTAGACAACATTCTGGTACTACAGAATTAGTTAAAATTTGGAATTGGGTACAGTTTGTGCATAGATTTGTAGAAGTTAGTAATACTAATTCTTATGTAAAATCAATTAATCCTAATAAACAAGTATTAAGAAAAATTTTACCAAGATCAGATATTATGTTTGATGGTTTAAAAATTAACGATACAAACTTTGCACACGTAAAAGTGTTTTATAAAAAAAGAATGAAACATTTTATCAAACAAGATGGACAGTCAACTTGGACCGAAGAAAGGAGGGTTGCATAATGTATTATTTTGCATACGGAAGTAATCTTAACGTAGATCACATGAAACGTAGGTGTCCACAAGCGACACCTACAGGCAGACTTACACTTAACAATTTTAAGTTAGTGTTTAGGGGTGTTGCAGATATACAAGACAAGAAGGGTGCAAAGGTAGTAGGTGCAGTTTACAAAATTACTGACCATTGCTTAAAAGCCTTAGACGGTTACGAAGGTTACCCATACTTATATGACAGACAACACTTTACTATACAAATAGGTGATAAAGCAGAACCATGCATGACTTATTATATGGTGCATGATGATTGTATAAAAATGCCTTCACAACTTTACTATGACGTTATTGCAGAAGGTTACAAAGACCATGGACTAGATTTATCTTTATTACGTAGAGCATACAAAGAAAGCCAAATGTTAAAACATGGTGAGCCACGTGGTGGGTTCAGTTGGGGTATACCAAGACCAAGACCGAAGTTATTTTTTTAAGGGGGTAGTATGAAATATATAGGACAACAATACTATGGTGCATACCATTGGGATATGTTTAAACCTTGTTTTATGATCTCACCTAGAAAAAATAAAATAATAGAAGTTACGTTTATACCTGCACAAGAAAAAATGATGGAGTTGGGATATAAACGTATTTCTATATGGAGTAATGAAGTAAGACAATACAAGAATAAAGTACAACATCAAAAACAAACATACGTTAAAAAATGTTTAAAACACAATATACCAATGCCTAAAGAAAAACGATCTGCATTATGGACATGGATAAGAGTAACTAGTGATGCAGTAAGTAAATATGCAAGGGTTGGTAGAGTTAATAAAAGGAGAAGAAGATGAACGCATTATTATTTTTTGCAAACCTAATACTATTAGCAGTAATGATTGTTGTAGGTTTAGGAATGTATGTACATATTGATACAATTTACCTTGAACTAGTACAAGTTAAGGAAACTAACATCGGACTGTACCAATGGACACAGAAAGTAAAAGAATTTACTTGCAACTAATGGTTGCTATGGTAAAAAAATATATGACTTGCAGAGGTTAAACATAAACAGAAGGTGGTAGGTTGCAAGTCATTCCTCCATAACTTACCACCTTCACAAACATAGGGAGAACACAATGAAGATAACTTATAATATGATTCACATTTTGCCAGACGGTAAAGAGAATACAATACGTGAGGATAGTTACCCATCACTAGATCGCTACCAAAAATTAGTAGGTGGTTACATTGAACGTGTTGTATGTAAATACAAAGGAAAACGTTGCGAAATGTTAATAAATGAAGAGGGTAAATTACATAAACTACCCTTTAATGCAAAAGCAAGTGAGTATGCTTCACCACACGATGTAGTTGGTGATGCAGTTGTTTTATGGAACTTTAATTTACAGTAAGGAGCAATAAATGGAACATACTTATACAGTACGACATAACTTTGAATATAGAGAAATACTAAATGAAGTTATGCGAGAGATCGCCGAAAGTGAACATGGTAAAATGGATTTTAAGGGTAACATATATACTATGGTGCCACTAAGACTAAAAACTTTACGTAAACACTTTGGTACTAAGATAGAATTAACTACTGACATTTTGGAAAATACTGATGAAAAAGTATTGATGAAAGCAAGTATTTATTTACTTAGTGATACATACCCAAATGAAAAATATAAATTGTCAGATGGTTATGCAGAAGAAAAAAGAGGTGCAACCTTTATAAACCAAACTTCATGTATAGAGAATTGTCAAACTAGTGCATGGGGTAGAGCCTTGGCAGGTCTTGGGTTAATGGGTGATAGTAGTATTGCAAGTGCAGAAGAATTAGCAACTGCAATAATAAACCAACCACCTAAAAAAACTAAAACAATAACGAAGGAGAAAAATGATGTCTTTGCAAACTAATGACTACAAAGAAAAACAAGTAGAGAGTGCAAAAAAATATGCACCTAAAGAAAAAAACAAAATGATCTTGTTTCCACAAAGCGATAAGAAGAACGAAAAATCACCAGACTTTAAAGGGTATTGTAGTGATGATATGGAAAATATCTATATTGTAAGTGGTTGGTCTAACACTAGTAAGACAGGTAATAAATACCTTAGTGCTTCATTAGAAAAAATTGATCTAACGTGTGCTGACGTAGGCATACCATTTTAATTATAAGGGGGGTTAACTACCCCCTTTATTGAAAGGAATATTATGAGTGCATTAGAAGATTGGGGTTTACTCCCATTAAGTTATTCAACAATTAAAAATTTCAAAGAGAATCCTGCTAATTGGTATTTAAGTAAAATATTAAAATTACCATTTACTACTAACCCTGCAATAGAGCGTGGTCATGCAGTAGAAAAGGGAATTGAAGTTGCATTAAGAGAACAAGATATAAAAAATGGCAAACGTTTTGGTTGTATAGATTTTGATAAACGCATTATAGATAATGGTTTAGCAGGTGATAAGGCAAGGGAAGAACGTTTAGTAATAGAACCATTAATAGACATAGGTTATAAAACAATTAGTGCATTAGGTACTATTGCAAGTTTTCAATCTAAAATTAATGTTAATTTAGAAACAGAAGTAGGTGAAATACCATTAATTGGTTATACAGACTTTGAAATAGACTTAAACAATGGTGATAGAGTTTTAATTGATCTTAAAACTAAAGGTAAAAAAGTATCTAAACCAACTGATAGTGAATATATGCAACAAACAATTTATGCAAAGGCAACTAACTGTCAAACTGCATTGTTGTATTTGAGCAACACTAAAAAGAATGGTGCTACACAACAATATTTTGAGGTTGAACACAACCCAAGATATATAACCGAAGTTATGCGGGTTATAGAAACAATGGATAGGTTGCTAAGTTATGCAAAAGATAAAAAAGATTTAGCAAGGTTTATTGTACCAAATACTGATGATTGGACATGGAACGAACCTATTAAAAATCAAGCAAGAAAGGATGTATGGGGTTATTAATATGTTAACAGTAGAGAGTAGTAGAAATAAAGACTTAATAATTAAAACTAAAAACACACCTAAGAACCTTATGTTGTTAGAAAAAATTGTTGAAGTTTTAAATATGTTAGATGTAGAAAGTACATTTGAATTAAATAAGGGAGAACAAGACAATGATAAGAATAACAATAGTAGTGCTTAGTTTGTTAATACTAACAAATTGTGCAAGTACACGACCAATAGTTGATTCACGTGGTAAATCATCAGCAAACATAGAAGGTGATATGGATAGATATGATGATGATTATTATACGTGTGTTGCAATAGCAGAAGATAACACAAACGAAGTAATTGAAGGTTTTAAAAAAGCCTATAATTTTACTAGGTTTAGGGTGTTATGGTTAGCACCTAAAGTGTTAGATAAAAAACAAGAAATCATAAAAAGATGTTTAGAGGGAAGGGGTTACGTAGTGTTATGGAACTAGAACGTACAATAACAGTTAAAAAATTATGGAAGGGTAAGTATGTATCCTTACGTGATAACTGGATTAGATTTGGTCAACAAAAAGGCGGTCTATATATAAGGTATAATGGACAGTCAATGTTTTTGCTTCCAGATGAATTAAAATGTGGTACTTATAGTGGTACATTTAAAAGCAAAATGGGTAAGGGTTCATACAAGTTATACGATTTTGTATTTACACCTA